AACAGTATTGTTTTCATTTGTATCTTCATTGTCAGTTATTGTAACCGTAGTTGCGACTGCAGATGTACCACTATACCCACTAGATGTAATTGTACCTAATGAACTTCCTGCATCAGCAAACGTAACTGTACCACCATCAGCATCTATAGTTACATTACCTGCAACATCTAAAGTCATATTACCAGAGCTTAAAGCAATAGTAGTACCATCAATGTTAAAGTTATCAATGTCTATACCTGCGTCTGCTGTAATCTTACCTGTAGAAACAATAGTAGAACTGTTAGTAATAGCTCCATCAACTTGCAAAGTAGATGCCATATCAACAGCACCATCAATGTCAACAACATCAAGGTTTGTTGTACCGTCTACATCTAAGTCACCGTTAAAGTCTACATTTCCAGCTACTGCTAAAGTTGTAGCCATGTCAACTGCACCATCAATGTCTACAATATCTAAGTTAGCAGTACCATCAATATCTATATCACCTGATATGTCTAAAGACGCACCAGTTAAAACTCCAGCTACAGCTAGTGTACTAGCCATATCTACAGCACCATCAATGTCTACAACATCTAAGTTTGTAGTGCCATCTACATCAAGATCACCATTAAAGTCTACATTACCTGCGACAGCAAGTGTTGTAGCCATGTCAACCGCACCGTCTATGTCTACTACATCTAAGTTAGTAGTACCATTTACGTCAATGTCACCTTCTATATCTAAGTTACCTGTAGTAGTTATAGAATCTATATAAGCATTCTTAAAGTAAAGGGAGGATGTACCTAAGTCTACATCTGAGTCAGTAACAGGAGCAATAGAACCATCGTTAAATGTAACTTGACCTGTGCCACCATTAGCAACAGTAATTACGTTAGAGCCAGAAAATGTAATGCTAGTGTCTGTGTCTCCGTCACCAGCTATAGAGTCAAGTTGAACCGCACCTACATTTGAGAGTGCAGCATCACCAAAGTCTACAGCACCTGCAACTGTTAGTGTTCCAGACACATCTACATTACCATTAATATCTACAGTAGTAGCTGCTATTTGTATTTCTGTGTCAGCTACAATGTCAAGCTGTCCATCTGCTGAAGAGTTAATGTATATTGCTGTATCACGGAACTGTATTTTTTCTGTGGTAGCTACAAGTATGTCATCAGAAAACTCAAAGTAATCCTCATCTTCCATCCACTTTAATACACCATCATTTGACTCACCATCAAATGTTACTGTTATGTCTGTACCTGATGTAGCATCACCTATCGTAATAGAAGTACCTAATAGCTTAGTTATTGGGCCACCTTCAGCGGTTGTACCATCGTGTGTGTGTCCTGTAGACGCAGCAAATGCAGCCAGCAACTGATCAAACTCATTGTTAGTATCTGCTGCGGTAATTACATCGCCATCAGTATAAGAGGACTGTCTTGTATATATAGCACCCATTTATCTTCTCGCTCCTATTTGATATTCTAATTGAAATCCTTTAAGAGAGTAAGGGGCAGTTAAACCACCATCATTTACTCTTAAAGCTATCGTAAAGCCTGAACCTTCTACAGACTGCCTTACTGAAGGTTGTGTTGTACCACCGTATGTACCTGTTGCTCCGTATATAGCAACACCATATTGAGCAGCCACAGCGGATGAATCTAAAGGGTATGCAGCAGGTCTAGAGGACTCCGCTGATTCTTGATCATACCGTAAAAATAAGTCTGCGTCTATAGCTGATTCTGGTTTATAGTTAACTATTACTCTTTGCATATGTTTTCTGATACCTAAGTCATTAAAACTTAAATCAGGACTTCTATATTTACCAAATATAACCGTACCAGCAAAGTCATTACCTATTTCTTGTCTGTTTACAAAACCTGTGAAATCACCATGTAATACAATTACATCACCTACATCTACTACTGTATCAGTACAAGCAGGTTTCATACCTTTAGTTTCAGAAAACTCATAACCTTGACCTTTTCTTACACATATAACGCCTTTAGTTAATGAATCAGCCTGACCTTCTTTAGTAAAAAATATTCTATATTGTGTTTTATCTGGTATAACTATACTTTCAAAAGCAACTGCGTCATCTATTTGATCATCAAATATAGGTTGTACATTTGTACTTATTGTACCTAGTTCAACATCACCAATCTTAGCTGTACCTGCAACAGTTCTTAATCCGTCTGGACCAAGGAAAATTAAATCACCTGCAAACTCTTGAATAGTATCCCCATTAATACAACCGATGTTACGAGTAACGGGAGCTATTGCAAAATTAGCAGAAGATGTACCAGATAAACTAAATATTCTATTTTCACAAAAGATAAAAAGATTTTCACGGAAAGTCTTAATGCCTACTATAGTATCATCTACTCTAATACTCCCTGCGCCACTACCGCTGCTAAAAGCATCTTCATCAAAAGGTTGACTAAATACTAATTCCTCTGGGGTGCTAGACATACCTGCATAAAACATATGCCCTTTAAAAGAAGTAACAAATTTTGCACCAGCTACAGCACTTTCACTTACGTCAGTTGCTGCAAATGATGTATTAAATACTGTAGGTGCATTGTCTTGATCAACTACAATAATTTTGTTACTACCATTGTAGTTAAACTTTTCAAAGTTGTATTTTGCTGCACTAGTCCTACCTGTATCTCGTAGTGTCCAACTTTCTGAAATTATATCTCTTACTGCATGAGCGGCAGCAGTAGTAGATGCTGTAGCACGAGTTACACCTGTAAATGTAGAAGAAGTTATACCTGTATACGTAAATATCTCACTATCAATTTGTAGCGTACCACTTGCAGTAAATCCTGCAGTACTAAAAACATTAATTGTTCCAGAACCTGACATAGATGCACTTGAAGCTATAGCAATAGTTACTGTTGTAGATGCAGAACTCCATATCTTTTCACCTCTAGCTGCCAGTACTTTATCAGAAAAAACAGTACACATTAATACTGCCTCTGAAGATGCTGTAGTCTGAGGAACAATATGATTTATATATTTATTAAAACCATTTATACGCCTATAGCCGCCACCAATGTCAGGCTCAAAGTTTTGTAACTCAAGAGCCTCTCCTGGTTGCATTAAAAAAGTAGATTTATTTAATACTAAACCTCCTTCACAGTTAAAGGAGACTGGTTCTACCTGTGAACTATCTGGCATATTAAGATACTCTTAAAGCGTTAGGTCTTGCAACTGAAGACGTTCCTAATGGGTATGTAGAGCGTAAATACTCAAATCTATTAACTAGTAAAGATTGCATACTTTTTATGCCATCATTAAATAATTCCATGTTTAACTGATACTGTGCTACCTCACCTCTGTATTGATAAACGAAGGCAGTTGCACCAGCAACAATAATGTAAGAAAATCTATCAGGTATAGTAGTAGTATCACCGTGTGCAGCAAGATCTGCAGGAAAAGTAAAATAGTCAAACTTTATTTGATAAGATTTTGTAGGGTGTGGATATAGTAAGTAATTGTTGTCAGGTTTTCTAACTACAAACTGAGGTAAACCTCCTCCATCAAACTGCGCTACAGTTACACCATCTGCGTGAGCGGCTGCTGTAGTAGATGATGTAGCACGTACTACGCCAGTAAACGTAGTAGACGAACCTATTGCAGTATAAGATACAATCTCGTTACCTATATACAAACTACCTGTTGCAGAAAACCCTGATGTACTAGCTACGGTGATAGTAGTTACTGAGTCAGTATGCGACGTACTTAATGTAGTAGTCTCTATTTCATCTTCTTGTGAGATATACTTATCGATGTAATCATTATAGTTTAGTATCTTTAGTTTACCACCTGAACTACCTAAGTCAGAGTCTTTAGCTACTCTAAATGTGTGGTAATCTACTGTCTTAGTAGAAGCTGGTAGTGCGTAAGATACCACACCTGCTGTCAATGTCTGTGTAGCAAGTGCATGATTAAATGGATAATTATGTTCTCTTTGATTTATATAACGTATGGCTTCGTTAATTGCGTTTTGAGCCTGTACTTGAATGCCTCTAGCTGATGTAAAATTAGCCGAAGTTAATGCAACTTCATTAAGTTTAGTTATAACTTTATTAGTCAGTGTAAGGTATGTCTCAGCCATTGTAGCTCCTATGTGGTGAAAGGGGCAAGTTGCCCTGCCCCTTCATTATAGTAATTTAAGCTAATAGATCTCTATCAACTTCATTAGCGTCATAATCCCCAGGATTGTCTATATCCATAAGAACCATCCAGACACGAATCTTACCACCTGTCGGTGCCGTACCTGCTGCTTGAAGTTCCAGATCTAAAGTTGTTGCCGTAGAACCTGTAAGGTTCGGAAACACTGCAGGAATCATAGTAGCATAGGAACCAACCGCCATAGCGTCTGTGTCCATTGCCGCAACGAACTCATCAATATCAACAGCAATACCGCCAGTAGAGGCAGTAGTGATACCTAAGTTGAATGTTGTATCGTTTGATTCTCCAGTTAGTAGAGCTTCGACTTCGTAACCTGCAGCCATAATAAGAGTATCTGTTGGTATTGTGAAGATTTGCAAAATATCGTTTGCAGCTAATGCCGCAGCGTTATTTGTGTTTTCTACAGCAATATCAATAGTATTACTCACTAAGTATGGAGCAGGAGCAGAAGGTCTGTGTACTGCTTGTAAACTTGATGCATATGTAGCCATTTGTCAGTCCTCCCTTACGCTGCGTTGTATTGTGCAACAGTGATAGCTTCAGGACGAAGTATCTTTCTGCCGTACAAGTGCATCCCACGAACAATATCAGCAAAGCTATCAGGATCTCGATAGGTTTCTGTTTTATTGATCTGTTCTGCGGTTGCTATAGCTGAGTCGTGACCAGCTACGATTACACCAAAGTTAGTAAGTTGGTTTGCGGTACCTGTTGTACCTGGACCTGTACCAACTGCTGGTAGGTTACTAGAAACGTATACACGGAAGCCGCCTAAATTGCTGACTGCTAAACCATTACGTATACTTCCTGACGCACCGAAATCAGCGTTATGAAGACGTGAATCTTCATCTCGTAGGATTTCCATGAATACTGGGTCAATGACTAACCAACGACCTGCTGTATCAACTTGTTGTTGATCAAGCAAACGAGCCATACGAGATACTACCATAAGAGGTGAAGCAGTCGCTGTGGGTAGTGCAGTTGCACCAGGTAGACGAGCAGCAAGCGGAATCGAGTGCGCTCCTGCGGAACTTGTAGTAATGTTACCAAAAGAACCTTTGTTTAACTTCATACTAGACAACAATTCGTCTGTGCCAGCAGAAGCTACTGCAACAGTACCATTAGTAGTTGCATTTACCGCGTCGGCAGATGAACTAAGTGATGACTGTTTGTAACCTGCTAAATAGCCAAGAACTTCTTGGTCGTAGTTATCAGATAAACGATATGCAGCACGATCAGTTGCAAGTTGCATGAAGTTAACGTGTGAATGAGCTTCTTCAATGTCGTCCATTTTAAAAGCAAAGTAGTTTGCTTTGTCAATTACGAGTGAGAAGTCTTCATCGTCAAGATCTTGCGCTTGAACAGATGTGCCACGGGCGTATGCACTAACTGAAATTTCTGGCTCTTTAATGATTTTTACAGTATCACCTTGTGAACTGATTTCACCGAAGTAGTCAGAGTTAGTTATATCGCCCACAACAGTACTCTTGCGGAAAGCAAGCTGTACTTTTTTTGAATAGATTATAGCACTGAAATTACCATTCGGTAAATTGCCATAACCTGCTGCGGTTGTGAAAGCCATAGTTAAATCCTCCATTAAGATGTTTGGCTTGAGTTAAAGCGTAACACTTCGCGAAGAGGCTGATGTTTTCTAAGGTGCATTAAAACTAACTATGCCTA